CCTAACGCGCAATCCTTCCCTGGCGCGTACAAAGGAATGCCGGAATCAACTCAGTTCACCTTGGAGCGCGGCCAAAGCGATTGGTTCGTGATTGACATAGGCAGGTACATAACTAGAGGGCCAAGCAATTTAGTGGTACCGCTCAAGATGGACAGAAAAGCATTACGGTTAGTAGAATTCGCAGCCAGCGCGAAAGCCTGGGGCGCAACACAACAACACTGGAGACAACCGAAATGAACCTCAAACTTAAACCGCTAGATGAGATCTTAGCAGAACACACATACGAGCAGGCAGGCCGTTTGCTCGGACTAAGCAAGCAAAATTTAACTTGCCGGTTGAAAGGCAAGAAGCCTCAATACATCGACGAGCATAACCGAGTGTGGATTCTCTCTTACGTTCCGCCCACTGAAGCACCGGCACCCGAAGAAACGAAGATTCAGCGTGAGCAACGACGTGTTGATCACATCTTCAAAGTTGCGCGTGAGTGCGCCACTTATGCGGAGTTTAGAGAAGAACACCACAGTCAATATCAGCAAGCCAGAGAGCGTGGGCTGTTGCCTATGCTAAAGGGGATGTTTGAATGCTAGTAGGCGATTGGATTGTTCTTGTGTTTTTTATACTTGTTTATAAGGTGCTCAAAAATGGATAAAGACGCGATATTAATACTGGTTTTGATAACATTTACCTGGTGGCGACTGTTTGAATTGGTGGCATTATGAAAATATTAATCTGTGGCCACGGCCAGCACGGTAAAACGACTTTAGCCCGGCACCTAGGGCTACCCTATACAGACAGCACAAAAATCGCCCTAGAGGCTGTTGTGTGGCCGTCATGGGGCTTGATGGAGTACGACGCAATGAGCCAGTGCTACGAAGATCGACGCAACCAGCGAGCGAGGTGGCAGAGGACTATCGCAGAGTTCAATCATAAAGACCGGGCACGGTTCGGACGTTTAGTGTTTGGCTACTGCAACATATACGCTGGTTGCAGGGATCAATGCGAGTTTAATTCGATGAAGGCGGCGGGGGTGTTTGATGTGTCGGTTTTCGTTGACGCAAGCGAGCGGCTGCCCCTAGAGCAAGGTATGACAGTGACCCCGGATATGTGCTCAATGTCGATTGGTAACAACGGCACGCTGAAAGAATTCATGGAAAAAGTGGACATGTTGCGCGAGGTATTCCATACTACCTGAATATCCTCCATTTGTTGTTGATTATTGGGCCGTTTCCGAAGACTAGCGGCCCTTTTTTTTGTCTTGCGTTTAGTCTACAATGGTGGCATAGGAGTCTAAAACACATGCCGGTAATATTCAATTTTAATTTGATGGTGGTGATCTAATGCCAGCAGGTAGGCCGACAACGTGGAGCAAAGCGCTAGAGAATAAGGCGTGGGAATATGCTAATGGAAAATGGCAGGAAGCTGGCCATGTTTTCCCGTCCGTAGTTGGTTTGTGTTCATATTTGAATCGCTCGAAAACGCGCATTTACGAGTGGGCAAAGCACGAAGATAAGCAATTTCGGGATATATTAGCGAAAATCAACCAAGAGCAAGAGATTGTGGCGTGGAACAGAGGAATGGTTGGTGATTATAACGCCAATCTTGTTAAGCTGCTTTTGGGTAAACACGGCTATCACGATAAGCAAGATCAGACGCTTGCAGGCCCGGATGGCGGATCGGTGAAAACTGACAACAAATATACGATAGAATTTGTTAACGCTGACAAAAACCCGCTAATCAATGCCTCAAGTAAAGATAAATAAAAAACTAGAGCCGGTATTCACTGCCAAACAGCAGATTATAGTTATTGTTGGTGGCCGTGGTAGCGGTAAATCTATCGGTGTTGGTGACATTCTTACAATCAAGATGGACACCGAAAACGCCGACGTTTATTGCTTGCGGGAATTCCAAGATAGCGTTGCTGATTCTGTTCATCGTGTTTTTAAAGACTCAATCCAAGAGCGTTTAAAACTTGATGGGTGGGATATTCAAGAAAATAAAATAATAGCGCCTGGGGGTGCTCGAACTAATTACAAGGGTGCCAATCGAAACCCTGATTCTATGCAATCAGCCCAAGGTTATAAATATTCATGGTTTGAAGAGGCGCACCGCGCAAGTCAAAACTCACTAGATAAATTACTCCCAACGATCCTGCGTAATCCAGGCGCTAAGTGTATCTTCACAGCTAACCCGCAATCAAGCGCGGATCCGTTTAGCCAGCGATTTATCAATCCATACAAAAAACAATTAGACCGCGATGGCATTTACGTTGATGACCTACACCTAATTATCAAATGTAATTGGCGTGATAATCCGTGGTGGAATGAAGAGCAGGAAGCGCTAAGAAAGTGGGATTATGAAAACCTAAGCCGGGCTAAGTATCGATGGATTTGGGAAGGGGATTTCAACGATGAAGTGGAAGACTCAATCATTAAAGCAGAATGGTTTGATAGCGCCATCGATGCTGATAAGAAACTGCCAGCAATTAAGTCTCAAGGCGCTATTGTATGCGCTTACGATCCTTGTGACGATGGTGGGGATGCTCACGGTTTTGCTTGCCGTCATGGTTCTATCATTAAGGCGGTTAATTGCCGAGATTCAGGCGAGATTGACGAAGGTTGTGACTGGGCGACCGGGGAGGCGATTAAGTTAGGAGCGGATCTTTTCACATGGGATCTCGACGGTATGGGCACAGGTCTCAAGCGCCAAGTCGATGTTGCGTTCAACGGTAAAAAATGCGAGGTCCGGGGCTTTAGAGGTTCGCTTTCTGGTGTCGGTCAAGACGATGGCGAGAAGATCTATCAAGAAAAAACCTACGCTGAGACATTCAAAAACAATCGAGCGCGCTACTACAACGACCTTGCAACACGGTTTTTTAATACCTACAGGGCAGTAACAAAAGGCGAATACATCGACCCCGATGAAATGATATCCCTTGACAGCAATGGAATTTTAGACATGGATCGGCTAAGATCAGAGTTATGTCGCATTCCCACGAAACCCAACGCTAACGGTTTAATTCAGATCATGAATAAACAAGACATGAAGAAAGAGGGGATAGCATCACCAAACATGGCGGATGCCATAATGATGACGATGATATGCCCAGCCCCTCAATACGACTGGGGCGAATTAGAATACGATGACAGAGGTTTCATCTAATGCCAATGAATCACGACGAACTACAAACCTACTTGGATCAAGCGGAGTCGAACTCGATACACGCTAGTGATTCGTTGAACGCTATACACAAAAAAGCTTTTGATTATTACGCTTTAAACCCGATGGGTAATGAAGTCAAAGGCCAGTCAAAAGTAAAATCCAGTGACGTTTATGACGTGATTGAGTCTGACATGCCTTCGCATGTTCGGACCTTTCTGGGTCACAACAACATAATGAAGTTCACGAAAGGCAATACTGAACGCGAGAAAGCGGAAGCCAAAGAAAAAACTGAATATATAAACTTTTTAATCCGCAAGCAGCCCGACTCATACCGCACACAATTATCATGGCTTAAAGGCGCTGAAATCTATCGTTATTCGGCTGTTAATTACGGTTACGAAGAAGAAGAAACCGTTTCCCACCGTGAGTGGGAAGGGTTAAGCGAGGAAGATTTCGAGATTATCAAAACCTCTTTACACATCGAGCGCAACAACGGCGCGGATGTTGATTTTGAAGAGCTGAAACGCAAAGAAAAAGACGGGCGCAAGGATGTAAGAGCTAAGATCACAAAAACGCGCGGTAAGTACTTCGTGCGTTATATCGATCCTGAACGCTTTGTTATCACTAAGGGCGCAACGTGCGAAGATGATGCTGAGCTTATCGGTAACGATGACTATGTGACTAAATCCGATCTGATTGGTATGGGCTATAGTGAAGATTTAGTCAAAGATTTAGCGATTGTCTCAGGCTCTGATAACGACGAACGCGATCAACGGCTAGTTGATCAAGGTGGCAACGCTGACGGCAATAACTACGACTGGACAGGGCAGCTATGCAAACTTGAAACCCGTTATTTACGTGTTGATATGGATGGCGACGGCGTTGCGGAGCGTGTCGAGATTAAACGCGTTGGGCGTGACGTGCTAGAAGTTGAGCCATTCGACCATGTACCATACGCTGTTTTGTGTGCAATCCCACTCCCTGGGCAAATGATTGGCCTAAGTCGCGCTGATCCCGTTATGGAGATTCAAGACCAGCAAACGGCCCTGTTACGCCAAACCATGATGAACATGTATCAGGTTAACAGTTCACGGATGGCGGCTAATCGCAACGTCAACATGGATGATCTGCTGACTAATCGCATAGGTGGTGTGGTTAGAACTAAAGGTGATGGCAATCCTTTAGAGCATGTCGCCCCATTACCGACTCCGTATGTCGGTGATAAAAACTTGATCTTGATGCAGTACGTTGACTCCAGGCGAGCGCAGCGTACCGGGTCATTGATGGCTAATCAATCGTTGGACGCCGATAAGCTTCACAAAGAAACTGCTACTAGATTCGAGGGTATTAGAGACGCAGGACAGGCCAAAGTTGAGCTAGTGCAGCGCAACTTCATTGAAACCGGCTACCGCAAACTGTTCGAGGGTATGCTGTGGATGGTCACGCACTTTCAAGACAGCGAAACCGAGATAGAAGTGCTAGGCAAGCCATTGTCAGTTAATCCCACGCTATGGCTGCATGACCAACCTGTCGTCCCTGAAATTGGCTTGGGTGCGGGGGATGAAGATACGGTGCTTGGTAATATGCAGGCGCTATTTATGCTGCACCAACAGCTTTCAGCAGAAGGTTCACCGTTATCAGATCAAAATAAAAAATATAACATCGCTAAAAAAATGATTAGCGCTATGAATCTGGCAAACGTGGACGATTACTTCAATAACCCAGAGATTCCAGAAGATTTATTGCAATATCAGGTTGAGCAACTGCAAATGCAAAATATGCAAATGCAACAAATGTTACAGCAAGCAGCTAATCCACTGGCAGAGGCCGAAGCGACTAGAGCGCAAGCCAAACTAATCGAGGCGGAAGCCAAGCAAGAAACCGAGATAGCTAAAATTGCAGAAGATCAGCGACAATTTAATGAAGAGTTAAAAGCAGAGAACGCTCAAAAGCTTGCGGATCTTGAATTTAAATACAACGAGCTGGCAGCGAAAGAAAAAGTCCAACCTGAAACGCCGGTACTTAATGAAATGCAACGCAGGGCTTTAGCTATACAGCAAGCTAGAAAAGAATTTCCCGAGCTGACAGATGAAGAAATCCAGAGGGCTATCTAATGGGTTTGAGTAAAACGCAGAGAGCGGTGTTAGTCACAAAGGCGACTGACAAAAGACGAACACAAAACGCCAACTCTGATGCTATGTTACAGGAATTAGCCGCCGCAATTAAAGGTACAGGCATTCGTGGACCTAAAGGCGAAAAAGGTGAAAAGGGCGAGCAGGGTAAGCCAGGTGTTAATGGGGTTAAAGGTGACCCAGGACTCGCTGGCAAGGACGGTCGAAACGGTAAGCCAGGGAAAGACGGTTATAACGGCAAGGATGGTAAAGATGGTAAAGATGGGAAAGATGGGCTGCCCGGCAAGGATGGCGCCGATGGCAAAGATGGCAAAGACGGTCAAGACGGGCAGACCGGCCCCATGCCGCGTCATGAAATAAAAGGTAAGCGTTATAGATTTGAAAACCCTGACGGCTCATGGGGTAAATGGGGTTTGGCTGGCGGATCCACTATCCAAACCGTGGGCGGGGGCGCTCAAGCACTATCGGTATCTCAATCGGATCGTTTAGTGCTTTTGGTGGCTGATGCTTCTGACGCCACCTACAGCTATACGGGTGAGCTATTAACAGGCGTGACGTTTGTTGATACAGATGAAATCACAAATAATAGCAAAACTTTGGCGTATGATGTTGATAATTTATTGGAAACAACAACACATACGTTTGATTATTTAGCGCAAACTTGGACAGTGACAACAACCTTTTCTTATACGGCTGGAAAGCTCACTGGTAAATCAACAACTATAGCGAAGGTGTAAATTATGGCAACTTACACACCAACAAACGGAGTATTAGTTTGCACTGGCACCAATATAACAACGGCTGGCATTGTTGCTGCTGTCAATACTAATAGCGGGTCTCTAAATACTGTAGGCGGGGCACCAGCATCCGCTACAACTTACACGACAGAGCAAGGTTATCGAACATCAATTATCGAAGCAGACTTTGATATTGGTGATGGTGGAACAACGGCATCAACCTGGGTAGCCGAAGATGA